TAGCACCACCCGGCAACCGTTCGGGGCTTAGGTGGGATTATAGGCGTATAACATGCACCGGGCCGCCCCGCCCTCGGTCGTGTTGCGTTCGTCAATAGGGCGCGCCGGTCAATCGGGCCGCAACTAGTCCGCGCATATCTCTATGTTATGAGCCCGGGCCGTGCAATCGCCAGCAATGCCGGGGCTTTACTCGGGCCAGTGGTCGCGGTTGTGGTCGAACCAGCGAGAACCTAGCAACGGCGGGGCCTACGGGGGGCGCGACTGCCACCCCGGGGGGTACCCGTTACCGTATACAACTACGACCGAATTTGGAAAAATAGGTATTGTCAACAAGATCGAGACCCCTACGGACTCTATTTGTAAACATAGTAGGTTTTCGTGTCGATATTTGGGGGTTTTGTGTACACGTTCTGTCAACACGCAATAATATGCGCCTATTAGTGTTATAATTATGCATTTAATTGCGCCAAAGTATTGACTTAACTAAGGTAATTTAATATTATTGGGTATGACTTTAGCAATTGTTGGAGTATTTTCCTTAAATGGACTAAATTATGAGCTTACCTAGCGATACTGCGACGCTCGAATTACCGTTACTAGTCGAAAACGACCTAGAAGTGGACAACGACGGACGTATGTTCGTAGTTAGTTACATATTCCCTGACGAGAGTGATGAATCTGTCGAGATACGAGTAGATTTTGAGCAGATCATCGATAATTTGATCGATTTCTACCGTGAAGACCAAGGTGCGGCCGGATATAACCAGCTTTACCTTATTGCACATGAACTTGACCGTCATTCTCACAATCTTCGTGATATTGCTGGCCTGATGGAAGGCAAGTTACACAACGAAGATCTATTTGATGAATTCTAAACCCCTATTTAACCCTAACCTCATGGATCCTCTGGATGCGACCCAAGTTGGCCGTATTGGAGAGCATTTAGTTGCCGCTGTAGTGGCCGGTTATGGCTACGAGGTACATCACACGGCCGGAAGTGGTTACGACTTGCTCGTAATGCTCCCGAATGATGCTGGTGTAATTCGCGTAGACGTTAAAACGAAAAAAGCCGCGACAGGTGCGCGGCTCTATAGTATTAGAAAGGGTAAGACCACCACGTTCCGTGAATATGAAGCGGGTGACTGTGATATATTTGCGTTGGTCTGCTTAGAAGATATGTCCGTAACCTTTGAGAAGTGTGCAGACTACGATGGTAAGAACTCCATCTATCTTAATCGTCTAATACACCGGGATACTTGTCCTCACACTGCATGGCAGGAATGTGTAAGCTATGGGTAAGGGATCTAAGCAACGCCCTACCGATCATAAGAAGTATTCTTCTAACTACGATGCTATCTTTGGTAACAAACCTAAGAAAGATCCTAAGAAGAAGCCTCCCACTGGTACTACTAAATAGTATATGTACCGCCCGGCGAACGCCTGAACATTTTAGCATGAATTTGCTCATCCGTCAATACTCCGCCCCTATTAATTACCTTAACTACGTTATTTCAGGTGTTGCAATTAAATCGTAGTAGTGTTATAACAAATACCAGACTCAACATGTCTCTCCCCAAAAACTCAATCAACTTAATTTACATACGAGCCGCGATAGAAGCGGCTACTGGCGTCCGTTTAACTTTAAAGGATGTCAGGAGGTACCTTTTAGAAGAGGGCCTGATCACGCCGAAACAAGCGCGAGACGAGGCTACTATTTTTAGAGGCTACAAAGAATTTTATGAGCAGGACTACACCGATTACCGGGACGATAGCCTCTCGACTAAAGAACTAAATTTTGATGATGAGGCCAATCGGCGCAAGATAAAGTTTGGGGACGAATAATTACTTAGGGAGCTTAAAGTGAAATACGCAAATTGTGGGGCCTCTGTTAAATCCAGTGGCAAGGTAAAAATGAACTCAGGTGGTTTCATGAAGATCGGTGATGGTCTTCAGAAGCTCGACGTGAATAAAGACGCTGATAAGGTCAAAGCTAGTCGTGGGAAAGCCGTAAAGAAGAAGAAGCCTAAGATGGCTTATAGCTCTGGCGGCATGGCGCAAAAAAAGCGCGAAGATAAGCTCGAAAAAGAAGACGATAAGAAGAGCGTAAAGAAATATAAGCGTGGGGAGTTAGTAGAGGCATCTTACGGTAAGTCTGTTCGCAAAAAGAAGAAGTAGTCATGGCTACTAAGCGCGTAGATAAATCCAAGATGGCTTGCAACAAGCCTAGACGTACCTCGGGCGGTAGTAAGAAGTTCGTGGTTAAGGCCTGTCAGGATGGCAAAGAAAAGGTCATTCGATTTGGCGACCCGGATATGAAGATCCGTAAGTCTAACCCTAAAGCTCGTAAGTCTTTCCGTGCGCGTCACAAGTGTGAAACGGCGAAAGATAAGATGACGGCTAGATATTGGTCTTGCAAGAAATGGTAGAGGTTAATGACTCTACGGCTATTACCATCCCTATTCGTAATTTAATAGCAATGATCATAGCAACGTCAGTTGCGACGATGGCGTATTTCTCCGTACAGGAAAGACTAAACGTATTAGAACACAGCCTAGATAAAAGCCAGATGGAGATATCGCAGAACAATGAGTTCCGTATCAAATGGCCTAGAGGTGAGCTTGGTAGCTTACCGGCTGACGCTAGACAGGATATGTTAATTGAAGGCGTAGAGCGGGACGTACTAGATCTTCGACAGATACAAGATCAAGTACAAGCCCTTACTATTCGTTTAGGAACAATTGAAGCACTTCGTACTGCCGAAGGCACACCTCAACAGGCACAAAATGACTGAGAAAAAAGAATTAACTAAAATGCAAGAAGCCTTCCTAGAAGCTCTTTGTGGCGATGCACGGGGTAATATCCGTGAAGCTATGACTTCGGCTGGCTACTCGCATAATACTCGCATCAATGAGGTCGTTGGCCCATTGCGTGACGAGATAGTAGACCGTGCTAGTATGGTTTTGGCGATGAATGCGCCGAAGGCTACTTTTAGCATGGTGGACGTATTAAATGACCCGGGTGCTATGGGGGCAAGAAATGCGGTGGCGGCGGCTACTCAGATTCTTGATAGAACCGGTCTAGTAAAGAAAGAACAGATAGAGATTAAAGGGCCAGAAGGGGGCGTATTTATTTTACCACCGAAACAGGTGTCCCCAACCGATGACGAAGACGAATAATTGGCCTGATAAGAAACGACCTAATAAAACATCTAAGATACCCTACGGGTACCAAGTAAGCGAAGATGATGTTTTACTAGCCGTTCCAGATTGGAATCTAATTGGCTTTATTGAAAAGGCGATGGACTTCCTTGATGATGGCAACTCCTACCGTGAGGCCGCTAGGTGGCTGAGTGAGAACTCAGGGCACGAAGTATCTCACCAAGGTTTAGCCAATATATGGAAACGGAATAGGGGCGATAAGAACCCTCGTGTTAAACAGCTTGCCCAGCGCAAGCGCAAAAACGCACCAAAGACTAAAGAAGAGCGGGAGTTACGCGATCTTAAAAAGCGTGAAGCGGCGACTAAACGAAGTCTTACCGTTACTAAGAAAAAGATTGATGCGATAAGTGGACAGGAAGAAGCCACCCCAGTCGCACCCACAACACAGCAGTTTAGCGATACACTCGACTTTACTGCCAAGCCTAAAGAACAAAAGGTTATCTTCTCACCCAACCCGGGGCCGCAAACAGAATTTCTCGCGGCATCGGAAAGAGAAGTTTTATACGGCGGAGCGGCCGGTGGAGGTAAAAGTATAGGACTGCTTGCAGATCCGATGCGATACTTCTCAAACGCTAACTTCAACGGACTGATCCTTAGACGTACAAATGACGAACTAAGGGAACTAATATGGAAGTCCCAAGAAATGTACGTCGCGGCATTCCCCGGCGCAAAGTGGCAGGAAAAAAAGTCACAGTGGGTATTCCCTAGCGGAGCTAGATTATGGATGACCTACCTAGAGAGAGAAGATGATGTATTACGTTACCAAGGCCAAGCGTTCAGTTACATTGGCTTTGACGAGCTTACGCAACATTCTACGCCGTTTGCATGGAATTATATGCGATCACGTCTTAGAACCACTGACCCCAGCTTACCGATATTTATGCGAGCTACTACGAACCCGGGTGGCCCCGGCCATTCGTGGGTTAAGCAGATGTTTGTGGATCCGAGCCCGGCTGGCGTTTCGTTCTCTGCGAAAGACTTGGAGACGGGCGAGACACTAACCTACCCGGAAGGTCACGACAAAGCAGGACAATCTCTCTTTGATAGACGATTCATACCGGCCACTCTTAAAGATAACCCGTACTTGCATTCGGAAGGTTCCTACGAGGCTAACCTTCTATCGCTACCTGAGATGCAAAGAAGGCAACTTCTGGAAGGCGATTGGGCCGTCGCAGACGGCGCGGCATTTTCGGAGTTTAGGCCAAACACACACATCGTAGATCCATTTGAAATACCACACGAGTGGCGTAGATTTAGATCTTGTGATTATGGCTACTCCTCCTACTCAGCCGTACACTGGTTCGCTATAGACCCAGCATACGAAACTCTCATAGTTTACCGAGAGTTATACGTTAGTAAGCACACTGGTAAAGATTTAGCTAAAGCTGTACTAGAGCTTGAAGTAGGTGAACAAATAAGTTATGGTATACTAGATTCTTCATGCTGGCATAATAGAGGGCAGATTGGCCCGTCCATAGCAGAAGAAATGATTTCGATGGGATGCCGATGGCGACCATCAGACAGAAGTGCGGGAGCCCGAGTAGCGGGTAAGAACCGACTTCATGAACTACTCAAATATGACGAAGAAGCAGAAACCCCCGGCATCGTATTTTTTAATAACTGCCGCCAGATTATTGCAGATCTTCCCGTCATTCCCAGCGACCCCAAGGGTGGGGACGATATTGACGTGAGATACCGCAGTGACCACACCTATGACTCCGTGCGTTATGGCGTCATGTCTCGGCCACGAGCCGCATCCCCGTTTGATGATTGGGGTCAAAAAAATACTCAGACTTGGAGACCCGCGAGTCGTAAATTTGGATACTAAATAAATGGCAATTGTAGACCGACCAGAAGATATAAATTTAGAAGAAGCCGCAATCGGATTGGAAGATGGTACTCCCGAGGACAATGCGTCTCTGGGCGGATTAATTGGATGGATCGAAGGAAGGTATAACCGATCAAACGATGCGAGGCAGTCGGATGAAACAAGATGGCTTACTTCTTATAGGAATTACCGTGGCCTATATGGCCCAGACGTTCAGTTCACGGAGCAGGAAAAGAGTCAGGCGTTTATCAAGATCACTAAGACCAAAGTTCTTGCGGCCTATGCTCAAATTGTCGATGTACTTTTTGCAGGGAGTAAGTTTCCTATTGGCATTGAGCCTAGTTACAAGCCTCTGGGCGTTAGTGGCCCTATGCACTTTGATCCAAAGGAAGTTACTGAGGATAAATTAAGCGAGCTTACTGGGGGTGCATCTCCTAGTGCTACGATAGCAAGACCAGAATTACTTAAACAAGCTGGGCCATACCAAGACCAACTTGGCCGCGTAGAAGATAAATTACGAGAAGGCCCCGGCAAAACACCTACGGCTCTAACCTTTGAGCCAGCAAAAGAAGCCTCTAGAAAAATGGAAAAGACTATCCAT